ATTCAATTTAGGGTTTAATGTACTTCAGATATTTTTTGAAGATAACCCAAAGGTTATACAAAGAAAACACTTCACATTATGGACTAAGATTCATCCTGACGATTTGTCAGAGAAAAAAGAAGAAGTTATGAAGAGAGTTATTGAAATTGAGGAGTCGATGCCTAACAAGTTGATTTTGAAAAAACTACCTTCAGATACAATGACTATGTTACAAATTAAGAACCAAATTAGAAAAATGGTTTCAGATGGGATTAAAGTTGATATGATCGTTTTAGATTACATTGATTGTATTGTTCCTGATAAAAATTTGGGGGATGAATGGAAAAGTGAAGGATCTGTGATGAGGGCTTTTGAGGCTATGTGTCATGAGATGAATATTGTAGGTTGGACCGCAACACAAGGTAACAGATCATCTATATCTTCAGAGGTAGTGACAACAGATCAAATGGGTGGATCAATTAAAAAGGCTCAGGTGGGACATGTTATTATATCGGTAGCAAAAACATTACAACAAAAAGAGTTAAAATTAGCCACAATTGCAATTACAAAGTCTCGTATTGGAGATGATGGTGTTGTGTTCGAAAACTGTAAGTTTGACAATGCAATGATTGAAATAGATACTGAAAGCTCAATGACTTTCTTAGGTCTTGAGGAACAAAAAGAAGAAAGACAAAGACAAAGAGTTCGTGAACTTCTCGAGAAGAGAAAACAAAAGGAAACTCAAACAAATTAATAATAATTAAATTTTAAAGAAAATGGAAAAAATACTAGTTGAAAATCCTGGTCGGTTCGTCATCTTCCCTATTGAGCACAATGATATATGGGAATTTTACAAACAACACCAAGCGGCGTTTTGGACTGCAGAAGAGGTGGATTTAACTAACGACATCAGGGATTGGGAAAAACTTACAGAAAATGAACAATACTTTGTTAAGAATGTATTGTCGTTCTTTGCGGCTTCTGATGGAATTGTTAATGAAAACTTGGCGGAAAATTTTTACCGAGAAGTTCAATATCCTGAAGCAAAGTTCTTCTATGGATTTCAGTTAGCAATGGAGAATATTCACTCCTTAATGTATTCTCTTCTTATAGATACTTACATCAGTAACCCTAAGGAGAAAGACGAATGTTTTAATGCAATTGACAGATTACCTGCAGTACAGAAGAAAGCTAAGTGGGCTTTGGATTGGATTGAGAAAGCGTCTTTTGCTGAAAGATTAGTGGCTTTTGCGGCTGTAGAAGGTATTTTCTTTTCAGGATCCTTTTGTTCAATTTTTTGGTTAAAGTCACGAGGAATTATGCAAGGTTTATGTAACGCAAATTCACTAATTTTTAAAGATGAAAACTTACATTGTGATTTTGCAATTCACTTACTAAATAATCACTTAGAAAACAAACCATCTGAAAAAAGAATTAAACAAATTCTATTATCGGCTTTAGAAATCGAAAAAGAATTTATCACCGAATCTCTACCGGTTTCACTTATTGGAATGAACTCTAATTTAATGAAACAATATTTGGAGTTTGTTGTCGATGGATTGTTGGTAAAAATGGGATGTAGTAAAGAATTCAATGTAGACCAACCATTTAAGTTTATGGAACAAATTGCAGTTGAAACGAAAGGGAATTTCTTTGAATCAAGAACCATGGAATATCAAAAAGCAAAATTAAACGAAACCATAACATTTACAGAAGATTTTTAAATTATATATTATGTCACTAAAAATTATTAAAAGAGGTGGTGAGACTGCACCCTTCAACCCACAAAAAATATACAACCGAGTTAAAAGATCGGCAAAAGGTTTAAATGTAAACTCGGATGAGATTTTTATTAAAGTTATTACTTCAGTACCAACAGAAGGTGAAGTAACCACAAAAGAACTAGATAAATTAGTTTATGAAATAGCGGCTTCTTATACGGGTAGTCATCACGACTATTCAAGATTAGCATCTTCAGTTGCTATATCATCATATCATAAAGAAACCAAAGATAGTTTTTCAGAGACTATGATGGAACTTTATAAAGATGGTATCATTAATGAAAAATTAATAGAAGTGATAAAAGAGTATGGTGAAGATACAATTGATGTTGCAATCAATCATGATAATGATTACAACTTTGATTATTTTGCTTGGAGATCATTACAAGAAATGTACCTGTTAAAAAAACCAAACGGCAAAGTAATTGAAAGACCACAACATATGTATATGAGAGTTGCTTTGTGGGTTACAACAAATATTACAGACGCACTTGAATATTACCAATCCCTTTCAAATCAATTGATTTCTAAGGCAACACCAATCATGATCAACGCTGGTACAAAAGTTCCACAGTTGGCTTCTTGTGTACTTCATTATAACAACTCAGATTCAAGAAAAGGACTATTGGATACTTTAAATGATATCTCAACATTTTCATCTGATGCTGCAGGTATTGGATTATCATTGTCTAATATTCGTAGTAAAGAAAGTAGAATTACAACTTCAGGTGGATATGCTGGCGGATTGTTAAAATATTTAAAAATTGTAAATGAGTCTTTAAGATTTTTTAACCAACAAGGTAGAAGACCTGGTAGTGCTGCGATTTATCTTGAGCCTTGGCATAAAGACATTTTTGATTTGTTAGACATAAAAAAGAATACAGGTGCAGAAGAACTTAGAGCTCGTGATTTGTTTACCGCTCTTTGGATACCCGATAACTTTATGCGGGCAGTTAAAAATAATGCAGATTGGTATTTATTTTGTCCTAATGATATTGTAAAGGCCGGATTGAAACCACTACAAGAATGTTATGGTGATGAGTACGAGATGGTATATAACCAAGCGGTATCAATCGGTTTAGGTAAAAAAGTCAAAGCACAAGATATTTGGACTAAAATAGTAGAGTCTCAAGTTGAAACTGGAGTTCCTTATTTATGTTCTAAAGATAACGCAAACAAAAAATCAAATCATCAAAATATTGGGGTGATAAAACAATCTAATTTGTGTAACGAAATATATCAATATACAGATGAATCCACAACCGCAATTTGTACCTTATCTTCGATGGTTTTGAAAAACTTTATTAAATCAGGTAAGTTTGATTTTGAACTTTTATTTAGTGAAGTTAGAAAAGTTGTTCGTTCGCTAAATAAAGTTATCGATATTAACAACTACTCAACTAGTAAAGGAAAAAAAGGTGGTTTTGAACAAAGAGCAATTGCGATCGGTACTCAAGGTTTGGCAGATGTATTCTATTTAATGGACTATATTTTTACATCAGACGAAGCTCGTAAATTAAACAAAGATATTTTTGAAACTATTTACTACGCCGCAATATATGAAAGTAATCAACTTTGTATTAAAGGTGGTCGAGTACCTTATACCTATTTTAAAGGGTCACCTATGTCAGAAGGAGCATTCCAATTTGATATGTGGGGATTAGATGAATCACAACTTTCAGGAATGTGGGATTGGGCAAAACTAAAGAAAAGCGTTATTGAGTATGGTGTTTGTAACTCATTGTTCACAGCACAAATGCCTGTTGCGTCTTCTGCTAAAATCACAGGTTCATACGAAATGACAGAACCAGCTCACTCCGCAATTTTTAATAGGAGAGTTGTTGGTGGTGAAATTATGATTGTAAATAAGTACTTAATTTATGACTTTGAAAAAATTGGAATTTGGTGTGAGGATTTAAAAAATGAAATCATTTTAAATGAAGGATCAATTCAAAATATTAACTTCAATAATTATTTAGACCCTGAAGATAAAAACTATAATAAAAAAGTTAAAAGAATTGAACACTTACTTCCTAAGTACAAAACTATTTGGGAAATATCTCAAAGAGAGCTAATCGACATGGCCGCGGACAGAGCACCATTTGTTGATCAATCTCAATCAATGAACATTTATATGGGTAATCCAACATTATCAAAGATTACTTCATCACATTTTTATTCTTGGGAAAAAGGATTAAAAACTCTTTGTTACTATGTTAGAACAAAGGCAATTTCAACAGGAGCTAAACATTTGGCACTCGACATGTCAAAAAGAGAAAAACCTAAAACAACACCCGAACCTCCAAAAGTTGATTATTCTCACTTGAATTTACCACCAAGACCAGAAGATTCTGATTTTGAATGTTTTGGGTGTTCTTCCTAAAATTTAAATCACTGAGAAATCAGTGATTTTTTTTTACTTAAAAAAACTGTAAGTTATATTTATATGTGATATGGCTAATGGTATAACTTATGGAATTGCTTTTCCTTTTGTAGATTCTTTCACAGGAAGATATCTCGATGTTACTAATAGTACCGAAGGGGAGATTAGGGCAAATCTTGTGCACTTATTATTAACAAGAAAAGGTAGTAGATATTTTTTACCTGATTTTGGTACAAGACTATATGAATATATATTTGAACCATTAGATGGACCAACATTTTCTGACATAGAAAATGAAATCAGAGATACTGTAAGAAACTATATGCCAAATTTACAAGTCACTAATATAACAGTCGAAGATGCCTCTATGGGATTAGAAGACAAAGGTTATACAATTAACAAGAATGGAGAAAGAGAATTCACAGTTACTAATATTGCAACATTAGAACATACCGCCAAAATAAAAATTGACTACAGAATTACAGACTCAGCTTTTGAATCTCAAGATTTTATAATACTTAATATTTAATGATATATGGCAGAAAAGAAGATTTCCTATACAGTAAGGGACTTTCAAGGAGTTAGAACTGAGTTAATTAATTTTACAAGAACTTACTATCCTGACTTAGTTCAAAACTTTAACGATGCAGGTATTTTTTCTGTAATGTTAGATTTGAACGCTGCGGTAACAGATAACTTAAATTATCAAATTGATAGAAGTATCCAAGAAACTGTTTTACAGTTTGCACAACAAAAAAATTCTGTTTACAATATTGCAAGAACCTACGGTTTAAAAGTACCAGGTCAAAGACCTTCAGTTGCATTAGTTGACTTCTCAATTACAGTTCCTGCTTTTGGTGATAGAGAAGACTTAAGATATTGTGGAATATTGAGAAGAGGATCTCAAGTTAATGGTGGGGGACAACCTTTCGAAACTGTTTATGATATTGATTTTGCATCACCAATTAACGCTGAAGGATCACTTAATAGAATAAAAACACCAAACTTCGATGCTAGTGGTAAGTTAGTAAATTACACAATTACAAAAAGAGAAGTAGTTGTGAATGGAATTACAAAAGTATTCAAAAGAGTAATAACACCAAACGATAGTAAACCTTACTTGGAATTATTTTTACCTGAAAAAAATGTTTTAGGTATTACAAGTGTTTTATTAAAATCGGGTACACAGTATTCAACAATACCAAACCCACAAGACTTTATTACTTTAGGACCTGATAGATGGTTTGAGGTAGATGCTTTAGTACAAGATAGAGTTTTTGTTGAAGACCCAACTAAAACATCAGACCAACCTGGTATCAAAGTGGGGGTATATATAACAACATCGAATAAGTTTATTTCTGAATATACACCACAAGGTTTTTGTAAAATAACTTTTGGTGGTGGTAATATTTCGGCTGATGAACAGTTAAAAGAATTCGCAAGAGACGGTAAAGGTTTTGATCTTAGTCGTTATACAAATAACTATGCAATGGGGGCGGCTCTTTCACCTAACACAACTTTATTTGTTCAGTACAGAATAGGGGGTGGATTATCAAGTAATGTTGGTATCAATACAATCAATCAAATTGGCACTGTTTCATTCGCAGTAAATGGTCCATCAGCAAGTGCAAATGTAAGTGTGACCAACAGCCTTCAATGTAATAATGTCACTGCCGCAATCGGAGGAGCTAATCCACCAACAACCGAAGATGTTAGAAACATGGTCTCTTTTAATTTTGCGGCACAAAACAGAGCAGTAACTGTAAATGACTACAATTCAATTTTAAGAACTATGCCCGCTCAGTTTGGTGCACCTGCTAAAGTTGCCATAACCGAAGAAAACAACAAAATAAGAATTAAGATGTTGTCTTACGATTCGAGTGGGGTTTTAACTAATGTAGTTTCGAACACATTGAAACAAAATGTTGCAAATTACCTTTCTAACTTTAGAATGATAAACGATTATATATCAATAGAGGCGGCTGAAACAATAGACTTGGCCGTAACTGTTGATGTTGTACTTGACAACAGTCAGAACCAAGGAGCAATAATTGCAAAAACAATCGAAATAGTTACAGACTTCTTCAATCCTTTAGTTAGAAATTTAGGACAGAATGTTAATATATCTGAGTTAAGAAGACTCATACAGTCTGAAAACGGAATTGTTTCAGTATCAGATGTTTTATTTTTTAATCAAGTTGGAGGTCAATACTCATCAACCCAAACCTCAATGAGTTATCTAGACCCCGTAACACGACAAATCCAACCAGTTGCAGACACTTTATTTGCAACACCGACTCAGATCTACCAAGTTAGATATCCAAACAAAGACATTAATATTAGAGTTCTTAATCTTAAGTCTGTTAATTTCTCTTAGTGATTTATTTTTTTTGAAAGAAACCTATTTTTTATTGAAAATAGGAAATAAACTATTTATCAAAAAAAGAAAAATTAATGTCTAAATCATATAGAATAAGGACACAGGTTGGTGTCGACAAATACATAAATGTAAACTTAGAACAAGACTGGGAACAACTTGAGATATTGTCTCTAAAGATTCTTGCTAATAATATTTACACTCGATTTTGTGCTGATTACGGTGTTGTTACGGGTCGTGTATTTGTCAATGGAGGTTTTGGATTACCAAATGCTAAGGTGTCTATTTTTATTCCTTTGACTGACACAGATGAGTTAGATCCGGTTATTTCAGAAATATACCCGTTCAAAACTATTAATGACACCACTGAAGAGGGTTACCGATATAATTTACTCCCAAAACTACCCTCATATAATGGACATGTGTCCACAGGTTCATTTCCTAACAAAGGGGATGTTCTAATGGATGAATCATATATTGAGGTATATGACAAGTATTATAGATTTACAGTGACCACAAATGAGAGTGGAGACTTTATGATTTTTGGGGTACCAACTGGTGAACAAACTATCGTAATGGATGTTGACTTATCAGACATTGGATGTTTTTCGTTGTCACCACAAGATTTAATACAACAAGGTTTGGCAACCGAAACTCAAGTCGACGGAGCAAGATTCAAATCTTCTACAAATTTAAGAGAGTTACCACAAATCAAAAACCTAATTTATACTGTAAATGTTAGACCGTTTTGGGGAAGTGAGGATCTTTGTCAAATTGGAATTACAAGAGTTGACTTTGATTTAACAAAACAAGCAAATATTAATATCCAACCTACAGCAATCTTCATGGGATCAATAATCTCAACTACTGATGATGATGCTCTGAAAGTAAAATGTAAACCAAAAAATAATACAGGTAATCTTTGTGAGTTGATTGCTGGACAAGGAGAAATACAAGGTATAAGACAAACAATTTTTTCAGATACAAATGGTTTACCAATCCTTGAAAGATGGAATATAGAACAAGCGGGTAAAGTTATTGATGGTGACGGAACTTATTTGGTTAATGTACCAATGAACTTGGATTATGTTACAACAAATGAGTTTGGACAACAAGTTTTATCTGCCGATCCTGCGGTAGGTGTACCAACAAAAGGAAAGTACAGATTCAAGTTTAGATGGCAAACATCACAAGGATTACAAGGTAGTTTCTTAAGAGCTGATTTTTTAGTGCCAAATATTAAAGAGTATGGATGGACCAATTCAGGAAACGATCCATTCGACCCAACTCAATCATACACATATAATTATCCCCAAATTCCTGCAGGTTCAATATCAGGTCAAACTGTGTTAATAACTTCTGGAGGGTTAATAAGTCCTGTATTCTACAATGTTGAAAGTTACACCATTTTTGTAAATGGGAATCAATACTTTGGATCTCCTGAGTCTATTGATTTTAGTGCGGGAGGCACATTACAGATAGTTGCAAGTCCTTTGGATGATCAACAACCACAGAATATTGATTTTACTTTTGTTCCTCAAGACTTGTTTGATGTTTATAAATCATATGCGTTCAGTACGGATTGGGATGATTATGCAAACGCACAAGACGCTATCGATTGTAAGGACACTTTCTATGAGTTCAAGTACAATAAAGTGTATACGACTGCAATGTTCTTAGATAGATACAAAAACGGTATAGGAAGAGCAAGACATTTAGGTATAAAAGAAATTGACAACAGAAGTTGTAAGTCAACTGTAAATACATTTCCTGTTAATGATGTTATAAGAAATTTTGATTTTATTTTCTTTGTTTTCAACATCCTTATAAACATACTTACATTCCCAATCTTAACATTATTATTTGTAGCCCACTTTATTTCATTTATGTGGCCACTTCTGAAGTATGTTCTTATAGCTTTAGGAATTTATTTTTCATATGAGGCAACAGTTGCATTAATTGAATCAATTCAGACAGCTGCAGCAGCGATTAATGTTGCATCAGGAATCATAAGTGCATCTTTAGCTGGTCCTGTGGTGAATGTTGGTAACATTTTAGAAGCGGTCAGGTTGATTCTATGGGGGATCGGTCAAGTTGCGATTGCGACATTTAAATTAGGTTTGGCCCTTGCATTCACCGCAGTTGCCATTGTAGCTGCAAGACGAATAAAAGGTTTTCCAAGAATTGGACTTCCTATGATTTCATATCCTGATTGCACAAGTTGTGATTGTGATTGTAAAAGTGCCGAAATGGATGATGATTTTGATGAAAGTTCTATAAACCAACAAATTAATGAAGCCGGTACCGCTTCACAAGGTGGTGAAGAAGTTTTATCGATACCTAAGACTGCTGTTGCCCCTGTAAACTATTCAGGGTCATATAATGTCGAACACCCAAATCTAACGGTCAATGAAGATAATGAAGGACCATATCACCCTTGTGATAGTTTGGGTACTTTGATGGGACAACAAAACGGTTTAGATTCATCGGTTGCGGTTAGGGCGGCATTAGATTTCAGAAGGTTATTTTCGGGATATGATGTTTTAACATCTACATCACCTAACAAATACATACCAAACCCACAATATCTCTTAAAAGCTCCCCAACCTTTCTTATTTGTGGGAGAAAGAAGGGCACCACTTTATTTAAACTCAATTACAGATTTGAGGGGATTCGCTTGGCCAAAAAGTGTTACCTTAAGTCAAAAATTAAACGAATTTAATACTCGAGATAAATATTTCAAAAGTTCACCATCGGCGTCAAATGGAACAGGGGTAAACAGAATTAAAACAACTGTAAATCCAACTTTAGGGTCAACAGCATATGAAGATCAAGTTCTTGTAATTCTAATGAATAAAGGTACTACATCAAGTTTAGGTGTTGGAAATTTAATTACTTTTCAGAACCCAAATTATGTAAACCCAACTCTTGCAACACCTGTAAATAGATTAACAAACCTAACAGGTGCAACCACCAACCAATTTCAAAATAACGCTGTAACAGGTTATACAATTACAGGAAACACAATTCCCGTACAAGTGCCTTATGCTAGTCCGAACTCACCAACATCCTATGCTTCACCAGATGCTAATATAATCGTTGTTTCACCTCAAGTTTCACAACAACCTGTGATTGGTAATCCAAGTGCGGAGCAATCGTACCTCCAATATCCTACTGATATGGAATATTTCCAATTAGTTACTGGGGTTACTTTTAATGAATTTATTGCCAATTCAAATACCGGCAATACTGGATTTTTCCCTTCTACATATTTGTTACATGATGTTACAATTGGTGTAAATTTTTGTGGTGTTTCAAATCTGACATATAACAACATTATTACAACAATGACAGACTTTCAAAACTTTGAAATCTGTATCTTTGTAAGAGGAGTCGATCCACACACGGCAAAACAACCAACAATTCAATATGATTTATCAAGATTGTTTGGTAAGTCATATGGACAAGGTCCAATAATCAGTGGAAGTTATTACCTCAACAGACCAATCCAACCAACAACAGGTACGGGATACAAACCACTTACACACAACACACTTACAAATGTTTTAAATAATTTGTATTTCCCATCATTCACATTTACAATTGATTCTACACCAGGAAATTATAGTGGATTTACTTCTGATTACCCTTATTACTATGCAAGTACTGACGATTCTATCTCTAGTACTTATAATCCATATCCAGGACAATGGCAAGTAAACAACTTAGCAAGTAACCAAATTTTAACAAATCCTTCTAACCGATCCCTCCCTCTGAATCAGTCGGCTTACATGGTTGGAGGAACATATATTAGATGGGTTAACACTAATTTAACTAATAGTTATCAAATGTTGTTACAAACTGGAAATAACAACAGTTCACCATCTTGTGATCAGGATTGTCAAAATATGGAATATTTTAACACAGGATCGACTTTTTACACAGGAATCAATTCTGCGGGTAATTTGACCGCACTTTATTCACCGGCCTATTATAGATACTCACTCAACGGTGTTAACTTCTCAAACTCAACAAATATTGTTATGAGAAGTGATCGATTACCAACTTCTACAACAGTACAAAATGGTGCTTCAGGAACTAACACAGGATTTGCCTTACATCAAAATGATAACTTTGCGGTATTCTCACCATCGGGAGGCGCAGCTTATCCATTTATTACCGCAGGTGGTGATCTTTATAGTGGTGATAGTCAAGATGATGACCCAACAACACAAGCACTTACCGAAACATTAAGTTGTGAAGGTATGGTACCTTTGGAATGTTACTCAGGTTCAGGTGGTAATGTTGGTGTATTACCCACAGGTCAATGCTCAATTCCTGAAAACAGAATGATAAATGGATGTTATTGTTTATTGAACAAGACTTATTTATTTGAATATGGTGCGGATGCTAGATTATTTTTAGAATGGAAGGTTAGATTTACAATGAACTTTGCCGCTTGTAGAGGAGTATTTGGACAAGTATTCCAAAACAACTGGATCAATGGTGTCTTATATATGTTTAACTTTAATAAACAAACAACCTTTGACGCATTTGCAAATCCGGTTTACGATTATTGTGATGATGTGATTATGTTCAACGACATAACAAATGTCTTCTTTTATAGATCATCTCCTTGGGATCAAAATACCGAAAGGTTTATTGGTAAAGACTCACCACAAATAAATCCTAATGCCGTTGGAGTAACTTTTCCAGGTTTTGGATATAATGTAAAACAAATACAATTTCCAACAACCATTACTGATTTAGGGCCAAGAGATTATTTTATTAATCAAATTTGTTGTTCATCTGGTGAAGATGGATTTGGATCTTATTATGCTAACCAACTCAAAACTACATCATACCAAGATAACTCAGATATCATCCAATTAGGGTTTTTGTCGAGAATATTAAATGAAGGTGTTAGACAAAGAATTATACCAATAACAAACGGAGGTGATAGTTCCGAAGGAAAAGGAATAATTCAATTCTTCAATAGTACAAGAGGTGGTTATCGTATAGATGGTGATTGGGCTCAGATGTTATCAATTAATTCTGAATGGAAAGTTTTACCATTCATTACAGAAAACTTACCACAACCTAACCCTAATGTTTACATTTATTTTGGTGATAACAATAACGGAACAACAACACTCTCCGGAGATGAAATCAAACCTATTATGGGATTGTTTTTCCAAGTAAATGACGATGAAACTTACTATAGAAAAATAATGTCTCCGGGAATCGAAACTTACAATTTTAACCCACTAATTGAGGAAGACTTTGGATATCCTAAATCTCAGGAAGTCCCGCATTATAGATGGCAAGTTAGAATACCAACTGTATATGCAGGAACCCCAAACATATTTGGTTCGGAGGATAACAATTGGTTCACCACGACATATCCGGTTTTAACACCTAATAATAACTCACAGGGATTCTTTTTCAAAAAGTATCAAGATTTAGATTTCGTAACTGGTGGTGAAAAATATAGGACGACAACAACTCAAAACGGTTTCATAAGTAATTATGTAAATGGTGTACCACAGTACTCATCCTCAAATGTGACACAAGGATCACCAAGCACATCGTTCTTGGATTCTATTATAGTTGGTGCACCATATCATTTCTATTTTGGGTTAAATAACGGTAAGACTGCGATCGACAGATTCTTTAAACTATATGTTGTGAACGAATTATAATATGAATGTAGATCCATCAACAAGAATAATTGAATCAACACAAAGGTACAAATCGGCACCTTTGAGTGATCAGTTTATTAATGTACCTTTGAAACAATCAATGAAAGAATTGGTTGAATTTGATCGCACAACTGATCTTAGTTTACTTGAAGTGTTCGATGAAGAAAGACAACAATCAACGATTTTTAGACCTGTTACAAAGTTTACAATTTTATTTGAGAATGCTTTGACTGGATCAACAACATATGTACCTTATAGAGACAACCTATATTATACTAACGCTCTCCAAAATGCAATTTCATATTATCCCACAGGTAATGTACCATCTGTTCCCCCACAACCAACAGATCAAACAGTACCTTGGGATGGTTTTCCTCAGTACCCTGAATTTGATTTCATAAGAACCGACAATTCTGTACAAGGGTATACGATAGGGTCAGGAAGACATTTAGATTTTAAATCAGTTAGTGCAACTACTTACAACTGGTCACATTACTTAAGTTATGCTTATTCGAATGACCCGAATAAAAAAATGTATGCCGTCGAACCACAAACTCAAATATCTTGGAATTGGATTGCATCTGATGGAATACCTTTTTACATTGTAAGGGGTAGTGAACTCATAACTAATCAAATTACTTTTAAGTGTCCAATCAAACACAATTTAAGTGTAGGACAGTTTGTTTTGTTATCTATAAACTACAACAACAACTCAATATTTCAAGTGGATGGTTTGGGAGATGGTGGATCAGGATCCGAAGAATACATATTTAGTATCCAAAATGTGGGATATACTGGAACAACATTTGTGACTCTAAATCAAGGAACATTTAGAAGAGTTTTAGATAAAACAAATTTAAACGATACAATAAGTACTTACTATGTAAGAAGACATCGAATACTTACAGATTCAGATTGTGCGGTATTAGTTAATGCGGGATATGAAAAAAATGTTTATAATGACAAAACAAAGTGTGAAATCAAACCTCTAACACCTAATCAAGTTAAAAGAACTTCTGTAAAAGAAGGATCAAGATCTTATACATTGTCATTCAATTGTGATGTCAATTTAAGAAATTTATTAGATAATCAAAACAGACCAATCAGTAAATTATACTTTACAACAATTTGGAGAGGTTATTTTGGTTGGACACAAAAGTTGAAACAAGGTTGGGAATTTAACACATATTTAGATGTTGGAAAACCACAAGTATGGTGGGATCAAAACAATTTAGATTCTAATACAACAATAAATCAATCTCAATATACATCTTTAGTAAATCAAGGTCCTTTTTTTTATAATGATTTGTTAACTTCAGGTGATACTATAGATGGAGATTTTTGTGAATGGAATAATTTTGAACAAATAGAAAGAACACTTTCCGTTTATCAACACAAAATTACATATAACAACAATTGGTTTAGTTTGAATTTTCCAACTTTAAACCCAACAAATTTGTTTGGTTATTTTTACCAACCCCACAACCAAATAGGGATAAGAGAATTTTCTGAGTACATTGAAGAATCAACCGATCAGAATATTGTTGATCTTCCTGAGTATGCTTATTACTCAACATTGAATTCTTCTTTTAGATGGAGAGACCTTTATCCTTATGGGTTCATCAGTGGTGATGGTGTTGGTCTTGACTATCCGTTTTTGAATAATGCTCACTATCCTTTTGTTGACACAATTTTTAGAATCACACCTGAAAACTATAATACAGCAAGCGATTACGCAACACCAACAAATCCAAATGAATTAAGTCTTTATCAAGGTGGTAAAGTACCTGTTGATTTGACTGTTATTGCGGCACCTTCTAGTGATGGTTGTGATGTAGGTCAGATATTGTTTGACATAGGAACTAACCCAAATAATCAAAACCCAAATAATCAATAGATGGATTTTACACGAATTAAAATAGTTAAAGATGACATTGATAAGTTTGTTAATATACCAATTAACATGCAATGGGACTTTATGGGAAGAGACGATAGCATTCAAGTATATGAAGTTGAAGCCGTTAAAGAGGTTATTGGTTCACCTCAAGATTTCGAAATTATAAGATTTGCACATAATATATTTCCAAACATAAATACAGAAATAAATTATGTTTTTAATTTTTATGATTATTCACAACCAATCACCGCAAACACAGTTGGTAACTGGACTGTAAACTATCTCAACAACGGATTTTCAGTTACTGATGTTTATTATTTTTCTAAATCTTTCACTAATTCTTTTTTCAAATTAGATTTATACGATACTGATGATGATGCAACTCGCCAATTATTTGTTTCAATCATATTACCCGTACAACAAGGTTTAACACAAACAGCTAGTTTATCACCAACACTTCCACCAATAGAAATAAAAAAACCTAACATGGTTTTGGATTCCATAGGTAATGATAAAGAGGGTTACTATATCTATTGGTTGAGAAGTAGAGAAATTATAGACATTAATACTTTTTACATGTCCGCGCAATTTTTTGATGCAATAACAGGAGTCTTCAAACAGATGACAAATACAAGACAAGACCTTCTAACTCCTGATAAATTTAATTACGATCATTCACAATACAATTACTATAGAGTAGACTTAGATTATAATACAAAAACTTACGAAGTGTTTTCAACATCAACCAATCTTAGAGTTGGAGATTTGTTAACACCGATAACTTGGTATGAATATGTTAACCCATAATGGAATTACAAGAATATAAATTTGTTATATCACCTGAGAACATCAAAAGTGATTTAGTTTTTGTTCCATATACTGGCGAAACTGATGTTACTACAATTATTGATCCGTGTTGTTTGACTGCCACTACAATAAGTGCAACAACTACAGGTACAACAGGTGTTTATTTACCTATGTCTTATTTGTTAAGTGGAAACACAGGTGGTACATCATTTCTTACGGGATTATCAGTTAACATTATGATTACTGAATCTGCGGTTGATTTGGGATATTATACACCTTTTGACGGTTTAGTGGTTCAGTTAGATGTTTTGAACAATTTTATAGTTACCGCAGACACTATTAACCCATATACTTTTAAGTTTTATAATACATCAGATTTAGAGTTTATTAAGTTTTTACAATTAGTGACTTACACATTGGATTGGGGGGATGGAACACCAACACAAGTCTTATTAGGGATTACGCCTGTCACACACACCTACCCAACTGCGAATACTAATTATGTAATAACACTAACCGCAAACTCACCTTGGGGAATATCAACAGTACAAAAAACAATCACTACCCCATATAGTGCTGTTACCATAAACAATCCTCTAGGTAACTTAACATTTTATCCTGCTGGAGCTAGTTGGTCGGCAACACCGATAAGTTATGATTATATTTTTACAGGAGATTCTAATACTAATGTCACAGATTATTATTCTTATAATTACACCACAGTCCCTTTTCCTGTTACAGGAATAACAGAATCAACTGTCAATGATTTAACTCAATTTGGCCCAAAAACCAATTTGTACGATGGTAAGTTCAAATTGGGTATACAGGTAACAGGTCAAACAGGTGTTGTTGGAACTTTTTACGGTCCTGACATTACAAACACATATACCGCTTATACAATTAATGGGGTTATTTATCATGATTATGAAAATTACACAATATATTTTGTTGATTCATACGGTTTAGTACCAGGTGAAATAGAATTGACGGCCATAACCAAAAATGAGGCTCTCATAAATGTCGTCGATCAACTTGAAGTAGTTACCAATGTTTTTATTGAGAGAGGTAAAAATTCTCCTTTGGAAAATGTGATGAGGTTAGGTGAGGTTGATAATGTGGGAGATTTAGGAAAATACGGATACAAATATTTTATTATTGAAAAAGTGTCCACATAAATATTTATTTAAAAGATTATAAGATAATATGGCAACAGGAAATTACGGAACGATAAGACCGGCAGATGTTAGTCCCGAGGATGTACAGATAGTAATGGTATATACTGAGTCTAGAGACGATACTCAAAACTTTACCCTTACAACACTTGATGCTCAAGATGTTTTGAGACCTTACTTCAATAACCAAGATACTGGAGGAAGTTCAGTAGAAATTTTGGGTGGTCTTTATAATTTGAAACTTCCTGCAGATCAGTTCACTAAGTTAGGTATCTATACTTTAATGATAAGACCAGCAGAGATTAGAACTATAATTACTGACTGCGGTGTTTTATCTTCACTCCCAAATGTTAAGGGTATTGTTATAGACTTGAACAATGTACCCGCCGAATATCAAAATAAATTTGTTAATCAAGGGTTGGTAGGGTTTAGAGTGGAGTACTTGAATTCTGATGGGACAAAAATACCAAACTTTTTTAGAATCATAACTTCTTCATTTTATTGTGAACCTGTAGTACAAAATCTTACCAACACTATTCAGAAATCAATTAGATATAGGTATGTGCAAGGTGCAACGAACTTACTTTTTTGCACAGTTTCACCTTCATCTTCGCCTACAAACAAACCAAGTGCGACTCCATACATTGGACAACCAAACCAAAGTATTATCATAACAAACACATATTTTAATCCAATAACAACGGAAATAGAAATAGTCGATCAAGATATTTCAACACTTGCAATTGCACTTTATGGTAATCAAACTAAATCTATGGAAGATGGTATTTACACTATCTACGATGCTAATAACAACATTTACAAACAGTACAACTTGTACGAGATTAAAGATCAGTTCAATACTCTTCTTTATGAAGTTAGACAAGATCGTGGTGAAAATATCGACTTCTCAAAGGCATTTAATAACATAACGGCTTAATGGCGACAAATAAATTTACTTGCCCACCTCAAAGTAGTGCTGCTAACAGCTTCTCCAATAATTTAGTTGGTGTACAGTTAGTTACAGGTGGAGGTCTAACGCAAGCAAATTTTCAGTTCACAACTGGTATAAGTGAAAAACAAAATAGGACTTTTACTATAGGTAGTTTTTCCGACCCAATCAATCTTGAGAGTATTAATGTAGAAACAAACGCCGAGGCAGCTGACATACTGGCGAATAATTATAGAGTTTATCCAAATTACGATTTATCTCAGGTTACAAACTTTACACAATATGGTTCTTTGGTTAAGAGATTTTCAGTATCTATAACCAAAATTATAAATTATTTTCCTGGTGGTTTAGAGATTAATTCCAAAACACCAAAATTTATAACTCAACCAACCGCTATTAATATACAATACGATTCAGTAGAAAATGATACAACTTTTGAAATATATCTTGAATCCATACAAAACCCTTTTGAACTAGATTACTCTGAAAGTGCAGAAACAAATATGTTATTTAATGAAATGCAAGTTTCGCCGTTGAGAAACATGAAGTTGTTTTACAAAAAATATGTATTATATGTAAATGGATCTCAATATCCTGTAAATTATTTATATCCAACAAACAGTTCGTCAACAACATTAAAACTAATAGTTGATGGTGATCCTTTTAGTGGTGCTCAAACATCGAGTGATTATTTAGTTATTAGACCAAATGATTTCGAAAGTAACAAAGTTTTCAATTTAGATTTTGATCCTGTTGAAAAATTTCTTTTAAATAGACAAATTAATCCCCCTTATACTGCACAATTTACTGTTCCAAGAGAACAAGAAGACGGTTCATATATTTTAACAACAGAATTAGTAACTTGGCCAAGAGTTGGATTATGGAATTTAGATATTAGTTCAGTATCATTTGACAATTACTTGGCTCAAATAAATGATTTTGCGGTTAATTTAGATGGGTACAGCACAAATATTATTTCAAGATTTTTAACCACTGGTGCTTTAAAAGAATTTGATACTCCTGATCAAAAGTTTGAAAAGTTAATACAACTTTATGGTAGAAGCTTTGATGAAACGAAGGCATTCATAGGTGCTTTGGGTAACATCAATAGCATACACTACACAGTACAAAATGATATACCTTCACAGTTATTAAAAAACTTAGCGCAAACATTAGGTTGGGTTACAAACTTTTCTCCTATATCTCAAGAAGAACTTTTACAAGCTGTATTTACAACACAACCCAACACATTTCCTGGTCTACAATTAGGACCAACACCTGAAGAGATCAACTATCAGTTCTACAGAAATTTAATTCTGAACTCTGCCTACCTTTTCAAATCGAAAGGTACAAGAAAATCTATTGAGTGTCTATTGAGAATGGCAGGAGCACCTGAAGCTTTGATTGATTTTAATGAATATGTTTATGTTGCAGACCAAAGAATTAACATGTTTGAGTTTGATCAACAGTTTGCAGAAATTAGTACAGGAGTGGTACTTCAACAAATACCAGTACTTCAGACAAATAATGTATTTTCAATACAGGGTATGCAGTATACAGGATTTACAACTTCTTCAACAAACTTGACTGTATTAGCGACAAGAAACGATTTTCCTGTTGACGAGTTTGGATGTCCAAGAATGCCAATCCCGTCAGAGAGTTATTTTTTCCAAATAGGAGGTGGATGGTTTGAATCAACACCACAACATAGAATGCCTGAGTTTGCTGTTCCAACAAATCAAGTTTTTACAGGTAACAACCCTAACTATCAAACACAATTATTACCATTCAACTATGGAGAAGAATATTTGTATAGATACAGATATTTTCCTTACATGGATTTAGGTTTCAAATTAAGAAAAGTAGCCGAAAACAAAAAAAGTTGGGTAGATACCACACCATTTTTAAGAAGTAGTTTTGAAGGAAACTTCAATGCTTATTATAGTGTTGGTGAAGAATGTTTAGTGTTAAATGTTAAAAATGTTGACATCATGATGAATCCTGCTCAAGGTTTAGTTTATGATGTATGGTCGATGTCCCGAGATACTAATTACCCAATTCCTGAACAAGGATTATTTTACACACCACCTTCACCATGTAATATACCAAACCCATATCCAAAATTAGGTGGTGTAGATTGGACAACTATAGTACCAAAACCAAAAACAAAAACATTCTTTGAATTTGCTCAAACATTTTGGAGAAACATGATTAACACTCGCAACCGTCAATTTATTACGGATGGAAAAACGGGAGGTTACCCAACTCTACAATCAATTTATTGGAGTTATTTGGAGTCTTTAACTAATGCTGGAATACCAAATAATAATTACACATACCAAACCATGATAGATTTTGTAAATGGGATGGGCGATTATTGGATCAGAATGGTTGAACAGATGGTTCCTGCAACTACTATATGGAACACAGGAGTTAGATTGGAAAACTCGATTTTTCATAGACAAAAATTTGTATGGAGAAGACAAGAAGGTTGTAAGTTTATTCCAATTCCTTGTAAACCTTGTAGTTTAACAACTCAACTTTATGTGTTGGACTGTCCTGTACAACAAGTAACTTGTGTTATTTACCCATGGAATACAGATCCTAATATAACAAACTTTGGAGTTCTACTGAATACTACCATGAATGAATTTTTTATTTCCCAAGGTGTAAATATTAATAGTTGTCAGTTAAATAGTACCGTTAGTAGTTGGTATGTTGACATAAGAGTAAACGGAAATATAATTGCTGAAGACTTGTTCTATCAAGGAATTGGTACGGGTCAATACCCTACTTCTCAACAATGGTTAACAGCGTTAACAACTACATTCCAAAGTTTACAAACATCTGGTTATGGTTATAATATAGACGAGAGTACAGACGAAATAATTATATTTAATAATAACTGTCTACCAAATTTTGATGATCTTCAAATCAATGTTGGAATAAACTTCGAAATATACTGTAATCAATAATGAGTATCGTTTTGTCTAATTATAATGTAACTGGGGATTGTAGTAATACAATCACAGGAGCCGTATTTTTCGAAATTTCAGGAACAACACCAGGTTTTGTTGTAAGTTGTCTAAACACATCTTGTGTTATTCCACCAACAATTGTTTCAGGACCACCATATATCTTTTCATATTATGGACTGTCAGCGGACACATATTTTTTAGAAATCAAAGACGGAGCATCCAACAGTTATCTACAAAGTGTTTATATATCTTCAGGAACTACAACAACAATAGATTCAACAGATACCGATTGTGGTCTTAGTAATGGTTCAGTAACAGGATTTACAAGTGGTGTCTATGGTCAAGCTGAGTTTGCGTTATTTGACGGGGATGATAATTTTATTGTTTCAGCGGATACGCCAAACAATTATTATAATTTTCAAGGGTTATCAGCGGGGACTTATTATATAGTTGCTAATGATGGGGGAGGTTGTACTGGTATCACAGCATCTGTAGTAGTGAATCCATCAAACGCTTTCACCTTTGGTGCTTATGTTGTTGATGATGGAAGTTGTATAGGTGGACCAAGTGGTAAAATATTTTTAACAGGACTTACATTTCCTGTATCGGCATACACAATCAATTGGTTAACAAATGTTAATGGACAGACTGGTACTACAATAACAGGCCTAACATCAGGGTCTTACAATGTTGAGATTACTGATCCAAATGGTTGTCAAGCAGACGAGTCATTTACAATAACCACTGTAGACCCTATTGGATCCGCAGGATTTATTGTAATAACACAACCTGCATGTTTTGGAAGTGATGGTGAAGTCGAATTCATAATTAGTGGTGGAACCGCACCTTACTATTTTAGTGCATCAACTGGACAAGTTGAAATAACTTTTAGTCAATCGGCAGTATTTTCAGGTTTATCCTCAGGTAGTTACAATTTTTCGGCAACTGATGCCGGACTCTGCACAATATTTGACTCAATTTCTGTAGGTACACCAAACTCATTTACGACAGTACAAGTAAATACAACACCATCATATTGTTCGGCAAACGATGGAACGATACAGGTAATAGTTGATGGTGGACTTATCAACAATCCTAATCTTTTGATGTCAATTTCAGGAACATCAGGTACACAACAAGTTGGAACGATAGGTTCACCAACACAAACATTTGTTGGGTTACCAAATGGTGATTATATTGTAACGGTAACTTCGGTTGGATGTACTTACACCGCTATTACAACAATAGACTCTGTTGATTTGTTTACTGTTACTGCTTCTACAACTGGTACGACTTGTGGATTGAAAAATGGAATATTACAAGTTACACCTTCAACAGGAGGAACACTTCCCTATGTTTATACATTAAATGGTCCACTTGGACCTAATCCTGTTTCGGTAACAACATTCTTAAGTACCTTCACCAATTTAGCTGGAGGTAACTATATACTTACTGTACAAGACTCAAGTTCACCGGCTTGTGTACAATCATACCCGATATTCATAGACACAAGTTCTAATGTCTATTTTAACTTGTTAACATCCCAACCTGTTATTGGAAATGACGGATCAATCACCGCTTATATAACCAATGGTGAACCACCTTTTACATACACTTGGTCAGGAGGTACTGCAGGATCTCAAACAGGAAGTACTGTTACAGGTTTAACGGCAGGAACCTATTCATTAACAGTAACAGACGCTGACAATTGTTCATATACAAAGTTCACAACTCTTACAGGAACTAAAAAATATTCAAATTACAGATATTTTAATGTTTGTGACGACCAATTTGAAAACAGTGGTCTAATAACTAAAAGAAATGTTAGGTCAATGTACCTTGAAGGTTTTACGGATTTGGCAAGTGGTAATACTAATTGTATAATAAATGAAGCAATATTTTCAATATATACCCAAGTAGGATCACAATCCGCACAAACAGAGTTTTATACTTCATCAGGTTCAACTGACTATCCAAGTGACATAGTTTGGGCACAAACAATTACAGACGCTTTGGATTCTTATTATGGTATTAGTGGAACAACAGTTGATATCACTAATAACAGAGTACAAATTTACACAACATGTGAAGATGTCCCAAAAAATTGTATTATAGAACCAGTTAATCCATTACAAGATACTCAGGTTATTGTAAATCTTGTAATTGATTATGATATATCTTGTGTATATTGTCCACCACCAACACCATCTGTAACACCAACAGTTACACCAACAATTAGTCTTACACCAAATGTTACACCAAGTGTTACCAAAACACCTACTGTAACACCTA